CAGCGCATGCTGCTTTCGCCGGAGCGTGAGGACGCACGGCTTGGTATTCAGACCACGCTTGGATCGGGAGGCGAGTAATGGGTGGCGTAGTAGGGTCGAAACCGTCTGCTCCTCCGCCCCCGCCCGTCCCGGAGCCGGAACCCGCGCCGGTTGAGGCTACTGACGAAGCGCGCCGTCGCGCCGCTGCCGCGCGCTCCCGTCGCGCCGGTCGCCCTTTGCTTGGGCCGGGTGGCGCGCGGCGTGATGATGAGTTGCAGACCACGTTGGGAGCAGGTTAATGCCGAAAGTTGTAATGAAAGACGGTAAGACCCGGCACTTTGCGTACAGCAAGAAGGGCATGGCTGCGGCGAAAGAATACGCCAAGCAGTATGGCGGTCGCGTTGAGAGCGTCAGCATGAAGACGACGATGCGAAAGAAGAAGTCCAGTGCCTAAGCAGGTTTGGGACAAGAAGCGACCGAAAGACTTGGGCGAGCCCAAGGCGCTATCGTCTAAGCAGAAGCGTTCTGCCATGCGTGCGGCGAAGAAGGCTGGCCGTCCGTACCCTAACCTGATTGATAACATGCGGGCTGCCCGTGGTTAAGAAGGCGCACCAGAATCCGAGCGGCGGTCTGAACGAAGCGGGCCGCAAATACTTTGAGCGCAAGGAAGGCGGCAACCTGAAGGAGCCTGTCAAGTCTGGCACCAATCCGCGCCGCGTTTCTTTTGCTGCGCGGTTTGCCGGGATGAAGGGTCCGATGGAGGACAAGAAGGGTGAGCCTACGCGCCTTGCGCTTGCGCTGCGGGCTTGGGGCTTCGGGTCCAAGGAAGCCGCTGCAAACTTTGCCGCGCGTCATAAAAAGAGTTAGCCATGGACGACTACGGGCAAAGGCCAAAGAACACTGGGCGCAAGACTCGCGCGGGACGAATTATATGGGAAACCCCATCTGGGAAAAAGTATTCGGAACGCACTGCAACAATACCCCTTGATGTTGATCCTAAAACAGGAAGAGTTGCGCCAAATTCAAAGTGGGTGAATGTCCCCACGGTGTTTGATGGCGGACAAATTCTTAACGATGAGGACTTTCTTTATAGGTTCTACCGCGAAAACAAATATGTTGATCCGATCACTAAGAAAAAGTTGAAGTTTTTTGACTCTTTGGACGCTGCTGTGAAGGCAGCAAAGACGCGCTCTGAGGGATTGGACAAATAGCCATGCTTACTGTCGAACAGATTATGAAGCGCCACGACCTTGCACAACGTCGCAAGGATAACTGGCGGCAGATTTACGAGGACTGCTACGAGTTTGCTCTGCCGCAGCGCAATCTGTATGACGGTTATTACGAGGGCGGCGGGTCGCCGGGCCAGAACAAGATGGCGCGGGTTTTCGACTCCACCGCGATCAATGCGACGCAACGGTTTGCGAACCGTATCCAAGCTGGCCTGTTCCCGCCGTATGGCCGCTGGTGTCGCCTTGAACCCGGCCCTGACATTCCTGTTGATCGTCAGCTTGAGGCCCAAGCCGCCCTCGACCTGTACGCGGACAAGATGTTCTCGGTGCTGCGTCAGTCCAACTTTGACTTGGCGATGGGCGAGTTCCTTATGGACTTGGCTGTGGGCACGGCGGTCATGCTTGTGCAGCCCGGCGATGACGTAACGCCGATCCGCTTTACGGCTGTGCCGCAGTACCTCGTTGCCATTGAAGAAGGCGCGCACGGCAAGGTTGATAACGTGTATCGCCGCATGCGCATTAAGGCGGAGGCAATCTCGCAGCATTGGCAGGACGCAGAAATCCCTGACCGCCTTGCGCGCATGATTGAGGAAAAGCCGACCGAAGAAATTGAACTGGTTGAGGCGACAATCCTTGACGCGCAGCGTGGTGACTTTGACTACCATGTGATTTGGCCGGAAGGTAAGTCGCAGATCGTACAGCGCAAGATGAGTTCATCGCCGTGGATCGTCGCGCGCTACATGAAAGTGGCCGGCGAAGTGTATGGGCGGGGGCCGCTGGTGACAGCGATCCCCGACATCAAAACGCTCAACAAAACGCTTGAGTTGCTGCTGAAGAACGCATCGCTGTCGATTGCTGGCGTCTATACCGCTGCCGACGATGGTGTTCTTAACCCGCAGACCATCCGCATCGTGCCGGGTGCAATCATCCCGGTGGCGCGCAATGGTGGACCGCAGGGCGAAAGCCTGAAGATGCTGCCGCGTTCCGGGGACTTCAACGTGTCGCAGATTGTGATTAACGACCTGCGCATGAACATCAAGAAAATCCTGCTGGATGACACGCTGCCGCCGGACAATATGTCGGCGCGTTCCGCCACGGAGATTGCAGAGCGCATGAAGGAACTGGCGCAGAACCTTGGTTCCGCGTTTGGTCGCCTGATTACCGAGACGATGGGGCCGCTGATTGCGCGCATCCTGTACGTCATGGACGAGCGCGGCATGATTGAGATGCCGCTGCGCGTGAACGGGCTTGAGGTCAAGGTTACGCCCGTGTCTCCGATTGCTCAGGCGCAGAACATGGGCGACATTGAGAAGATTACGCAGTGGGTGCAGCTTTCGTCGGCGCTTGGGCCGGAAGGCCAGATGGCACCGCGCATGGGCGCGATTGCGGATTACGTTGCTGACAAGCTGGGCGTACCGGCTGAACTACGGACTTCACCTGCTGAACGCCAGCAGATGATGGAGCAGGCCGCGCAGATGGCGCAGATGGCCGCACAACAGCAGGGCATCTTGCCTGCACAGGGCGAGGGGCCGCCACCTGAAGGGGTCTAATGACACTCACCGAAGGCTGGGACGGACTTAGGCAGGTCGAGCCTGAGTTCCGGCGGACGAACCAGCAAGAACAAGACGACATCGACAGACTGTATCTACGGGTCTTTGGTAGTGACGATGGGCAAGAGTTGCTTGCCCATTTGCGTGCGCTTACCATTGAACAGCCCACATGGTATCCGGGCGAAGAAGCGTCCCACGGCTATGCGCGCGAGGGGCAAAACTCACTTGTCCGCGAAATAGAGCGGCGAATTAGAAGGGCATCTACACTATGAGCGACACTGAAGGTCTGCTGGCCGAAGCCTCCTCGGAGAGCGACGACAACCAGCAGGAGCAGCAGGAAGCCACCATTTCCCATCTTGAGACGCCACCTGCGTCTGAACCGGCAACGGTCGATGAGGTGACGGTTGCGGCAGAAGATGAGGAAACAGAGTTTGTTAAGCCTGATTGGTATCCAGAGAAGTTTTGGGACGAAGAAAAAGGCCCGGACCTCAAAAACCTCGTCAAGTCCTACACGGAACTCCAGAAAAAGTTCTCCCAAGGAAAACACAAAGCCCCCGAAAAATATGATGAATCGGTTTTTTCGGAAGCTAATGTTCCCGAAGACGACGAACTCTATGTGACGTACAAAGACTGGGCGAAGGAAAACGGCATCAGTCAGGAAGCCTTTGACCAGTTGGCACAGAAGTTCATTGAAACTGCCGGTGCAGAAGCCCAGCAGGCACAAATTTCCTATCAGGAGGAATACAAGAAGCTGGGGCCAAACGCCGATGCCACGATCAAGTCGATGACGGATTGGGCGCAGGGCTTGGTGCGGAAAGGAGTTTGGGGTGAGAATGATTTTGAGGAGTTCAAGATCATGGGTGGTACTGCCGACGGGCTACGCGCTCTCCAAAAAATCCGCGCTTACTACGGCGACCAGACCGTGCCAGTCGATGTCTCAACCATCGAAGACGGACCCAGCCGGGAAGAACTGATGTCGATGGTGGGCCGTCCTGAGTACCAGAGCGACCCTGCATACCGGGCCAAAGTTGAAAAGATGTTTGAGAAGATGTACGGCTCTGATCCGTATAGCCCGGTGTAATTACACAAAAATCGTGTGGAATAGGCGGGGCTTTACCCCGCCTATTTTTTTCCCTATATTCACAGATGCGGACAACCGTGAGGCCCGCAAGACCCGCCGTGGGATGGGCGCAAAACATCCAAGCTGGCAGCCCGGTCACGGATACCTGCAAGGCGCTTTACTTTGAACCCTTAACGAAAGGAACCGAGAAATGGCTGTTGGCATTTCCAATGCCTTCGTTCAGTTGTTCGACGCCGAGGTGAAGCAGGCTTATCAGGCTTCCCGTGCGCTTGCAGGCGTGACGCGCGAACGAGCGAATGTTGAAGGCAATCAGGTGAAGTTCCCGAAAATCGGGAAAGGCACCGCTACCGTCCGCGTTCCGCAGACGGACGTGACCCCGCTGAACGTGTCCTACTCTCAGGTCACGGCTTCGATGTCCGACTACATCGCTGCTGAATACAGCGATATTTTCCATCAGGCGAAGGTGAACTTCGACGAGCGCCGTGAACTGGTGCAGGTCGTTGGTAACGCCATCGGTCGCCGGATGGATCAGCTTGTCATTGACGCGCTGAACGCGGCTTCGTCGCCCTCGACCGTTGGTACGGACATTGGTGGCGTGGGCACGAACCTGAACCTCGCCAAGCTGCTTGCGGCTAAGAAGGCTCTGGACGCGAAAAACGTCCCGGCTGAGGGTCGTTGCATGGTCATTCATGCTAACGGTCTGGCTGCTCTGCTTGACGAAACCGAACTCACCAGCAGCGACTTCGCCACGGTTAAGGCGCTGTCGATGGGTGAGATCAACACCTTCTTGGGTTTCCGGTTCATCATGCTTGGTGATCGTGACGAAGGCGGCCTGCCGCTTCCGTCTACCCGTACCAGCTTCGCGTTCCATCGCGACGCAGTTGGTCTGGGCATCAGCATGAACCAGAAGTCCGAGATCAATTATGTGCCTGAGAAGACTTCCTTCCTCGTCTCCTCGATGTTCTCCGCTGGAGCCATCGCGATTGATGATGAAGGTATCGTCAAGATCAGCAGCACCGAGTAGGAGGGCTAGATAATGGCTTTTGATTCCGCTGGACTCGGCGTTGTTGCGGCTTCGAAGAAGGGTAATGCTCCGAGCATCTACACCTATCAGACTGCCGACACCATCGCCACGGTCAACACCGCTGGTTACTTCAATGACATTTCGGACACCCTCGCGGTGGGCGATCTGATCTATTGTGTGACCTCGACCGGGGG